GATCGCGGGTAGCAAGGCATCTGGCGGCGGGGCCGGCGGTGCAGGTGGTGGGGGCGGGGCCCCGAAAGGAAAAATCGGCGGTACCAAAGAGGAACGCACGGCTGCAATCGCAAGCCGGTTCCCAGATCTCCCTCAATCTTAAGGAAATAACTCATGTCCCTGTCGCAAATGCAGGTTTTCAACGAATACATCATGCCGGCGACTCTCGAGACGCTGGATCAATATCTCGCCGCGTTCAACGCTGCGAGCCGCGGCGCAATTGTGCTGTCCCCGGACGGCTTCACTGGCGATTTCCTCCAAGAGTCGTTCTTCCAAACCCTGGCTGCTGCCCAGCGCCGCGTTGACCGCTACAGCGCGAACGCTGCTGTTGCTGCTACCGACCTGACCGAGCTGAAGAACACTTCGGTAAAAGTTGCCGGCGGCTTCGGCCCGATCCGCTATGAGCCATCGCAGATGACCTGGCTGGAGCGCCCGACCGCGCAAGGTATCGAGGTTGCCAGTCGCGCGTTCGCTGAAATCCTGCTGAAGGACCAGTTGAACACTGCGATCGCGGCACTGGTTGCAGCAATCACGGCCCAAGCCGCCGCAGTCAACGATGTGTCGGCGACCGCAGGCATCACCTACGCCGGCCTGAACAACGCGCATGCGAAGTTTGGCGATGCGAGCCAGAACCTGGTCACTCAGGTGATGCAGGGCACCAGCTACCACAAGTTGGTCGGCCAGAACCTGGCGAACCAGCAGCAGCTGTTCCAGGCGGGCAACGTTCGCGTGGTGGACATCCTCGGCAAGATCTCCGTTGTGACGGATGCCCCTGCGCTGATGCAGGCCGGCACCCCGAACAAGGAAATCATCCTGTCCCTGGTGCAAGGCGCTGCGCTGGTCCACGACGGCCGCGACATCATCAGCAACGTTCAGACCACCAACGGCAAGGAGCGGATCGAAACCACGCTCCAGACCGACTACACCTTCGGCCTGGGCCTGAAGGGCTACACCTGGGACACCACCACCGGCGGCAAGTCGCCAACCGACGCCGAACTGGCGACCGGTACCAACTGGGACAAGACCGCTACCAGCATCAAGCACACCGCCGGTGTGGCTCTGATCGGTGACGCCTCAAAGTAACCCTGTGATGCCCAAGCCGGTACGTGTGCCCGGCTTGGCGGAGACGCAATCATGAGCAACAAAATCTGGTATCTACCCGGACCGTTTCACCAGTACCGGGAAGACGTAAAGGCGCTGGCGAAGAAACACGGGCTGCGCATCATCGACGCGAACATCACCGAAAGTCGCGATGGAGAGGTCGATGATGTGCCGGAGGTGACGGTGCGGCAGGTTGAACCGGCACCGGTGCTGCTGATCGCAGATAGTGGTGATCACACCGTGCTGCAGGAGCTGATCGGCAAGTTGCATGCTGAGCGCGATGGCATTGTGCTGCTGATCGAAGCCGCAGAAGGCCTGACCGAACTGGAACACCCGGGCGCCGGCGAATTGCCGATCCGCTTGTTCGGTGCGCTGAAAGCCATTCACGAAGGTTTCGAAACCCTCACGGGTGAACGCGACAACTTGGCGGGCGAGGTTGAATCGCTACGTGGCGAAGTTGTACGCCTCAAGGCAGCAGCGGAGCCGGTCGACAATGCCGAGAAGATCGCTGGTCTCAAAGCGAAGCTCGACGCCGCCAATGTGCCGTATCGAGCGAATGCTTCGGTAGAATCGTTGGAAAAGGCTGTTGCTGACCTGCAGCAGGCATAACCGTCCGGGCGCTGACAACGCGGCGCCCGATCCAGCACACCACAGCGAGCTGATTCATGACTCTCATCATCGAGGACGGTACCGGCAAACCTGACGCCGAGAGCTACGCGTCCGCCGAAGACCTGGCCATGTACGCCATGAAGTTCGGCGTGATCATCCCGGCGGAAGTGCCAGTACAGGAAGCCCTTTTGCGCCGGGCCGCGCTGGCAATGGATGGCATGAAGTGGAAAGGGCGAAAGTCCAACGGCGACCAGGCATTGTCCTGGCCACGCCGAGGCGTCGAATTGGATTACGAACTCAAGCCAGACAACTACCTGCCGGCGCGGATCCAGTACGGGCAAATGGCTTTGGCCGCCGAGATCCACACCGACGACGTAGACCCGATCGAGAAGCGTAAAGGTGCGATTACCAGGGAGCGAGTTGAAGGCGCGGTTGATCGCGAGTACGCGACGATCTCCAACACCAGCGGCAGACTGTTACCGGCGGCGCCGGATCGGCCAAGCGTTACTCAGTTCGCAGATTACTTGGAGAGGCGTGGCTTGTTTGCCGTGAGAGCGTGATATAGGTTTGAACTTCAACTACGGAGAGTCTGTATGAAGTTCAAAGATGACGATGAAATGATTGCGTGGGATCAATTCGCCGCGGCTGCAATTGTTGCAGTGCAGGGAAAATGGGAAGCTCAGCGGAACAGAGCAACTGGCGCTGGATCTGTTTATGCCGCCCAACCTAAATCAGATGCGGATTTGGCTGAAGCATCGGCATCGGTTGCCGACTTACTATTAGAGCAGCGAAGAAAACGTATTAGCTAATCAGAAGCCCAGCCATCGAGCTGGGCTTTTCACATCTGGAGCCACCATGGCCTTCTACGACGAAATGGCCGTGATGGCTCTAGAGATGATCACAGAGTTCGGCCAGCCCGTGACCATCAGCAAGACGGAGCCAGGCGAGTACGATCCTGAAATAGGTGGGGATTCACCGGGCGCCACTATCGAGCAGACTGCCCAAGGCATCCTGCTCGACTTTACCGGCCAAGAATTCCAAAGCAACAGCCTCATCCGCCAGGGCGACAAGAAGCTCAAGATCGCTGCGCAGGGGCTGGAGTGGGTTCCGGATCTGCTGAACAAGGTGATCATTCAGGGGCGCACTTGGTCAATTGTGCCGCCATTGAAAGAAGTGAACCCCGCCGGTATGCCGATCCTTTACGAATTGCAGGTGCGGTCGTGAGTCGCGCGGGTGCCGGCCAATCCGGCAGCTTCGCCCTGAGCCTGGCCGAGTTCGTCGCTCAGACCGGCGAAGCCATCGACGCCAGTGTGCGCGAGATAATCATCGAGGTCGGTAGCAGCCTGATCCGTATGTCTCCCGTTGGCAACCCGGAAATCTGGGCGCAAAACGCTGTGGCGGCCGAGTACAACAAGGCTGTCGACGAACACAATACTGCGCTGCGCAGCGACCCGGCCAATCTGACGAAGGGTGGCAGGCTCAAGAAAGACCGCAAGCTCAACGATGGCATGGACATCGTCGCACCGGAAGGCTACGTCGGCGGCCGGTTCCGTGCGAACTGGCACATCTCGCTCGGCGTGGTAGAAAGCGTCACCTTTGACGAGGTGGACCCGAGCGGCGCCGAAACCACTGCCGCGCTGGTCGCCGCAATGAGCGACTTCACCGCCGGCCAGATGGCTTACATCATCAACAACTTGCCCTATGCGATTCCGCTGGAGTTCGGCCATTCGACTCAGGCCCCCGGCGGAATGGTTCGGGTAACCGTGGCTCGCTTCCAGCAAATCGTGTTAGAGGCCATCAGGAACAACCAGGTATGAGTCACGCCATCATCGCCTCGATCTACGAGGCAAAGCTGATCGCCTGGAACAATGCCAGGTCTGAGAAGCTCAAGATCGTTTTTGAGAACATGGCGTATACGCCCGCAGCTGGCGAGACTTACCTGCGGGCGTTCACCATTCCGGGCGACACGGCCAGCAACACGCTCGGGGGAGAACACCGGCTTTATACTGGCGTGTTCCAGGTCAGCATCATTTCCCCGGCCGGCACAGGTAAAGCAAAAGCCAACCCCATTGCCGCCGAAATCACCGCGTTATTTCCGCTTTATGTACGCGACGTGAAGAATGGTTTCGTAGTTACGCCCATGACCCCTGTAGATGTCGGCCCGGGTATCACAGGCGATTCAACCTATACCGTCCCGTTGTCGTTCTCATACCGGTCCGACACCACGCCTTAATCCGCCCGTTGGGCAAATCCTGAACCCGCCTCTGAGCGGGTTTTGTCATTTCTGCAAAGAGGAAAACCCATGTCTGTTTACTTCCCCAACGGGGCGACGCTTTCGATTTCCAGCGGATTCGCCGCCGCCAAGATTATTTCGGCTATCAGCAACGCGAATCCGGGTGTCGCTACCAGCGCCGCAAACGGCTTCGCCAATGGCGATATTCTTCTGATCACCTCCGGCTGGGAGGACATCAACGAGCGCGCCGTGCGCGTATCCAACGCGGCGGCAGGCGCATTCACCCTTGAAGGCATCGACACGTCCAACGTGGCTTTCTTTCCCGATGGAATCAGCGGCGGTACCGCCAAGAAGGTGACCGGCTGGGTAGCCGTCAACCAGGTTATCGGCAACTCCATGTCCGGCGGCGAGCAGCAATACTGGACTTACGCGCCGCTCGAAGCGCGCCGTGACAAGCAGATCCCGACCACCAAAAATGCGCAGGCGTTCGCTTTCCAGCTGGCTGACGATGACAGCCTGGCCTGGTATGAAGAACTGGATAAAGCCGATCGAGAGAAAGAAGTGCGCATCTTGCGTATGTCGCTGCCCAACGGCAAAACGATCTATTACGCCGGTTATGCATCCTTCAACAAAACCCCGACGCTGGTGCGCAACGAAGGTGCAGCCGTTTCCTTTGGCTTTACCATCAACGCTGAAATCACAGCGTATCGCGCGCCGGTCGCAGCTGGCGGCGGGGACTGATCATGGCGAAGTTTAAGATTGCGCAAGCGCCCACATTCACCGGTGCGGTGATGGTCCCGGTAGTTGGCCAAGACGCGGTGAAGGTGGAATTCACCTTCAAATATCGAGACCGCATCGAACTTGCCGCGCTGTTTGATGGATGGAATCAGCGACAAAAGCAAAGCCTCGAGCAGGTCGGCGACAAGCCTACGATGTCTCAAATCGTTGCGGTCGACACCGAAAACCAAGTTCAGCAGATCAAGGATCTGGTTGTTGGCTGGGAGTTCGATGACAAGTTCGACGACCAGGGCATCAAGGCGCTGGTGACGTCTTGCCACGGTGCAACCGAGGCCGTGGTAAATGCCTACCAAGCGGCCTACGCCAAGGCCCGCACGGGAAACTGATTCGCGCCGCCCGCGCCATGTATGAGCCTCCTCCGAATGCGGAGCAACTTGCCGCATTCGGGTTGGACGCTGAGGACCTCGAAGAGGAATTCGAAGTTTGGCCGTGTCTTTGGCCTGCTTTCCTCCTGTTTAACAGGATGTCCACTCAGTGGCGTGTCGGCGCCGGCGGCGCAATTGGTCTCGAATACAGCAGCATCCGCGACGTGGCCGGTTTCCTCGGCATCAAGAAAAAGAAACTCGCTGAAATCTTCCCAGACCTTCAGGTGCTGGAAGGCGAAGCCCTGCGCGTCATGGCAGAGGAAAGGGAAAACAGCCCGTAAACGCGGGCATCTATTCAAGGTGAGTCGATGAACATTGCAGAACTCGGCGTCAAGATCGACTCGGCCGACGCTATTCAGGCCAAAACCAGCCTGGATGAAATGGCGAAGGCCGGCGGCCGCGCAGAGCAGTCCGCCGTTTCGTTGATGAACGAAATGCAGGCGTTGGAGAAGTCGCTCTCTACCAACGCCAAAACCACGCAGGATCTCGCGAAGCAGCGGGAAGCGCTGGCGAAGCTGACCAAGACCGGGGCCTATGGCGAGGCTGAGGCCGCGAAGATATCGGCTCAGCTCGACAAGCAGCAGGTTGCGCTGGCGAAGTCGGCCATGGATGAGCAGAAGGCCCTGAACAGTCTGCTGGGTGCAATTGACCCGGCCCGCGCGGCGCTGTCGAAACTGGATACGCAGGTAGAACAGCTCGGCAAACATCTGGATGCCGGTCGCATCAGCCAGGACGAATACAACACCGCCCTGGGCAAGATCGACAAGGACTACGACAAGCTCAACAAAACCACCACCGGCTTCGAAAAGTTACGGCTCGGCTCGCGCCAGGCGCAGGAAAACGTGGTGCAGTTGGGGAATGCGCTGTCGTCGGGCGACTGGGGAAGCGGCGTTCGTGCTGTTGCTCAGTTGGGCGCCGGGGCGGGTGAGGGCGCGGCGGGCTTGCTGGCGATTCTCGGCCCGCTGGCGCTGGCCACTGCCGCGGTGGGTGGATTGGCATACGCCTTATACAAGGGCAGCGAGGAGCAGGACAGCTACAACAAATCGCTGATCCTCACCGGCAATTACGCCGGTGTGAGTGCGGGACAGATCGGCGATATGGCGCGTCAGGTGAGCGCGACTGTCGGCACTACTGGGCAAGCCGCTGAGGTTCTCGCGCTGCTGGCCGGCAATGGAAAGATTGCTGGCGAAAGCTTTACGGGCATCACTCAAGCAGCGGTGTCGATGCAGGAAGCGACCGGCAAGGCCGTTAGCGAGACTGTCGCGGAGTTCGCCAAGCTCGCCGACGACCCGGTCAAGGCATCTGCCGCGCTGAATGAGCAGTACCACTATCTCACTGCGTCGGTTTACTCGCAGATCGCCGCACTGGAGAAGCAGGGCGACCATGCCGGCGCCGTGAAGCTGGCTACTGAGTCGTTTGCCGATGCAATCAACGAGCGCACGCCCCGGATCCTCGAGAATCTGAGCTTTTGGGAGAAGGGCTACAACGCCGTCGCTCGGGCTGCTGATGGCTTGAAGAATATCGGGCGTAGCGATCTCGGCGCTGATATCGAGCAAGCCCGCCGTGACTTGGCGGGCGCTCAGGCGGGTGGCGTAGGCCTGTTCCAGAACAAGCAGGAGATGATCGACCTCTATCAAAATCGGCTCAACATGCTGGAGGACCAGCAGGCCGCAGAAGCCGATATCGCCAAGTGGCAGGGTGAGCAGGCGAAAGCCCAAGGGGATGCCGTCTCGTCGATGGCGAAGGTCGACGCTCTCACCAAGTCGGCGTGGACGAATGAGCAAAAGCGCACCGAAGCGATCAAGGAGTACAAGCGGCAGCTCGAAGATATCCGCAAGGTCGCACCCAACGACCCGCGCCTGAATCAGGCCGCGATCGACAAGAACCTGGCGAACATCAACGACCAGTTCAAGGATTCGAAAGCGGCCGGCTCGCAGGTAGATCTGACCAGTTTCAACGATGCAAAGAACAACCTGGCAGCCATCAGCGCCGAATACAAAAACGCTCAAAAGGAATTGGATGCAGCGCAGAAGGCTGGCCTCGTTTCTCAAGCCGACTACGCCCTGAGGCGTGAAGCGCTGATCGGCAACGAGCGCGACGAGGTTACCGCGGCCTACGAGGCTGAGATCGTTGCGCTGGAAGCCGCGAAAGCCAAGAAGACGACCTCTGCAGCGCAAAGCATCCAGCTGGACCAAAAGATTGCCGATGCTCGCGCTGGCATGGTCAAGGCCCAAAAGGAAGCAGACAGCCAGCTCGAAGTGCTCGCTACCAGCGAAACCGGAAGGTTGGCGAAGCAGGAGCGAGCGATTTCCTCCTACGTTCAGGCCTTGAGCCAGCAGCGGAGAGCACTGGAACTGGCAGGGCAGCGGGCGGTAGTTGGTGTTGGCCAGGGTGATCGGCAGAACGCACTGAACGGCGAACTGAACAGTCAGCAGGACCGGTTTGCTCAGCAATCGCTGGAACTCGAAAACCAGCGATCTGACCCTTCGCGCAACATGTCGGAAGAGGAATTCGCGCGCAAGTCGCAAGCGCTCGCCGATGCGAATAAAGCCGCAACCGATCAGATCCGGCAGAACTACGCCGATGTTGAGAAGGCTCAAGGGGACTGGACCAAGGGCGCAACGTCGGCCTGGGCCAATTACCTGGACTCGGCGAGCAAGATCGCCGGCCAGACGAAAACCCTGTTCGGCAACGCCTTCAGCTCGATGGAAGACGCAGTCGTCAACTTCGCCATGACCGGGAAGCTGTCGTTTGCTGACTTCACCAAGTCGATTCTGGCGGATATGGCGCGCATCGCGACGCGTCAGGCCAGTTCGGCATTGCTGAGCAGCCTCGTCGGCGCTGCCACCAGTTACTTCACCGGCGGTAGTGGCGGCAATGGGCTGGCGGCTGGATCGGCTGGCGCGACGTCCTCCAATCTCGGCGCCTCCTCGGCGGGCTATTCCAGCAGCTACTTTCCGCAGGCGCTCGGCGGTGCCTGGTCATCGGGTGTGCAGATGTTTGCCAACGGCGGCGCTTTCACCAACAGCATCGTCAGCACGCCGACAGCTTTCGGGATGGCCGGCGGCAGGGCGGGCGTGATGGGGGAGGCAGGACCGGAGGCGATCATGCCACTTACCCGGACTTCCAGCGGCAAGCTTGGCGTTCTCGCGGCTGGTGGCGGTTCGGGGACTACGATCAGCATCAGCGCACCGGTCACGGTGCTAACTGAAGACCGTGGGTCTGAAGGCATGCAGATAGACCAGCAAGCGCTCTCGAAAAACCTTCAATCGCAAATGCAGGCTGTAGCCGAGAAAGCCGTCGCTGACTCTTGGCGAGCGGGCGGCACCAGCTTTCGAAATGCCAATGGGAGGGCCTGATGGCCATCGAGAAATTCACCTGGCCAACCGAGCGTGGTGAGACACCCGAAATCACCTATCGGGTGCGCACCTCTAAGTTCGGCGGCGGCTACGCGCAGAACGTCGGCGACGGCCCGAACAACAAGGAGGACTCCTATCCGATCACTTGCTCCGGTCGAAAGGCCAAGGTGCTGGAGATCATGGGGTTCCTTGACCGGCACGCCGGCGCGAAGGCGTTTCTGTGGACAACGCCGCTCGGCGAGCTCGGGCTGTTCACCTGCAAAAATCCCGCTCCTACACCAATGGGCGGCGGGGTCTTCAAACTCACCGCCACGTTCGAGCGGGCATTCCAACCATAAGGGGCAACCATGCCGCTGATCAGTGACATCCAGGTGCTTGAGCCTGGCAGCGAAGTGCTGCTCTTTGAATTGGACGGCACGGATTACGGCGCGGATGTACTGCGCTTCCACGGGCACGCGATACCGCACACGCCGGCCGAGTTGATTGCCGCCGGCGCCGATGCCGACCAACTGCCGGCGAAGGCGATCTACTGGCAGGGCAACGAGTACAGCGCCTGGCCGATGCAGATCGACGGCATTGAGGCGAACGGCGACGGCACGGCGGTTCGGCCCACTCTGTCCGTGGGCAACGTCAACGGGCGCATCACGGCGCTCTGTTTGGCGTTCGAGGATCTGCTGGAGTTCAAGCTGACGATGCGGCACACGCTCGGCATCTACCTCGACGCTGCGAACTTCCCGGCCGGCAATCCAACGGCAGATCCAACCCAAGAGACGATCGAGGTCTGGTACATCGACCAGAAGACGAACGAGGACGGGGAGACGGTCAGCTGGGAGCTGGCCAGCCCAGGCGACGTCGGCAATGAATCAATCGGCCGACAAGCCACAACCCTTTGCCATTGGTGTCTCACCGGTGGCTATCGCGGGCCGAACTGTGGCTACACCGGGCCGTACGTCACGAAGGACGGCGTCATTACCGACAACCCTGAGCTTGATCAATGTGACGCCACGCTGGGCAAGGGCTGCATCCCGCGCTTCGGCGAAGGCAACCCGCTGCCGTTTGGCGGCTTCCCCGCTGTGTCCCTGATCGCAAGGAGCTGACATGCGAAAGCACATCTTGAACGCGATCCAGGCGCACGCGGCCGCCGAGTACCCGAAAGAGTGCTGCGGGCTCCTGCTGGCGATTGGGCGCAAGCAGCAATACTTCCCCTGCATCAACGTCTCGATCGAGCCGAACGAAGAGTTCCGGATCGATCCCGAGCAGTACGCGGCGGCCGAAGACGTGGGCGAAGTGATCGGCGTGGTGCATTCACATCCGGACGCCACCAGCAGGCCGTCACCGCGCGACCTCGCCATGTGCGAAGCGACGGCGATGCCCTGGCACATCCTGAGCTGGCCGGAAGGGGATCTGCGCACAATCGTTCCCACCGGCGAAGTGCCGCTGCTGAAGCGTCCATTCGTCCACGGCGCGTGGGACTGCTGGCAGGTGTGCGCCGATTGGTACAAGCGCGAGTGGGGGCTGGAGTTCGAAGCCTTCAAGCGAGCCGATGGCTGGTGGGAAAGCAAGGACAACGCCAGCTTGTACGAAGCGAATTACGAGGCCGCCGGCTTCTACCGAGTCGACCAGCCGCAGCGCGGCGACATGATCGTGATGGAAGTGGGGCGCACCGTTTACCCGAACCACGCCGGGATATTCCTCGGCACCGAGCCGGCGCTGCCCGGCGAGGATGCCGAGACGTTTGGCCCCGGCCCATTCCTGCTGCACCACCTATACGGTAGGCCATCCGAGGTAGTAGTGTTCGGGGGACCGTGGTTTGAGCGCACAAGGCTGATCCTCAGGCACCATCATGTGCGGCCGACTAGAAATGAGCCGTGACGACTTGCAGGGAAGAATGGGCAAATAGGTATTCCTCTAGCTATTGATGTTTGTTTTTGATTGGTTTGGCTCGGGTTTAAAGGAGTCTTTTTGTGATTCTGGTAGTGCAGGTTGTTTCTTTTTTTGTTGCTCTTCAATGCTGGGGGTTGGTTGCCTAATTTCCGTACCCGTTTGCTTGTAGTAAGTTTTTGCTCCGATGTAAATTCCAAAGCTGATGATTGTATAAAATCCTATTACGACTGTAAGGAACGAATATTTGCGAATTCGTCGGTAATCCGTCTCGCCGCCTTTTACTAAAACCCACGTACTTTTAAGAATTGGAGCAGCTTTGGTTCGTATGTCGTTGCAAGAACTCAAAACCGCCTCCGGATCACCGTTGATCGAGTTGTTTCTTGCATTCATTACTGCTTTCATCAACTCAGCTTCCGGAGTGTTTGAGTCTGGCGCTATATGGTCCGCATTTAGCCGTAGCTGGATTTTTGTAAGGTTTTCCACCGCGCGGGAAAATGCGGCCCGAGTCTCCTTGTACCATTCGATTTGAAGCTCGTTTTTTTCATGAAGGGTGTGAAAATCTTCTGGATCGAATGTGTGAGTAACACGCACAAGCTCTTGAGCGGCTGAAATATATTCAGCTATCTCATTTCGAAGTCCGTCCGCCCAAGAAAGTCTGAACTCCGAAACTTTGTTTTCCTTTGAGCTTACCATGTTTGCAAATGAGAACAGTCCGCCTAAAAGCGCTGCAGTAATCACGCCGAATGCGACGTAGGCAGTGGCTGGAATTGAAGTTATGTCCATTTCACATCCTAAAATTTGTTAGGTTTTACGAGGGCTTATTGCTCTTCTGACTTGATCTGGCATTCTGCCATCGTTCGGGCGAAATCAAGAACTGTGGATTCATACATGAATAACAGTTATCCGGCTTCCTACCTCGAACTACCAGGTGATATGGTTAGCAATTTCCCACAGGAGTGACCTGCATGAAACTGATCGTAGGAGTGCTGGCGGTAGCGCTGTTGGCGGGGTGCGCATCGTCAGCTATTCCAGTTAGCCAGGCTGATCCGGTGCCGCGTGATGAGCTGTACGCGTTTCAGACCAAGCCAGTCGGCGAAAGCGGCAAGGTAACCGTTGTCCGGGACTCGGGAATGGTTGGATCTGGTTGTGACATCGTCGTGTACGTCGATGGCCGGAAGGCTGCGAAAATCGGCACTGGTCAACGCGCCTCTTTTTACCTGCCGCCGGGGAATCCAAGTATTGGGGCAGGTCTCGCTGGCTCGGGGCTTTGCGGCGGGGCAGCCATTCGTACGATTTCTGCCAATGTGCAAAGTGGCAAAGAAAGCCTCTACCGAATCAGTGGAGACATGAGTGGCTTCTTTCTCGGACCGTATGTCGACTATCAGTAAATCAATTCGCAATCAGCCGCCTTCGGGCGGTTTTTTTATGTTTGGAGAAAGTCATGCAATCGAGCGTTGCTCACTATCAGCCAATGACTACGATCAAGCTGTCCGGATCTCTTGCGGCCAAGTTTGGCAGAGTTCATCGTCGAGTATTGAATTCTGGCCAGACTTGGGAAGCCTTTCGAGCGCTGAAGGCAACGCTTGTAGGGTTTAGGGAAGAAATTCAGCGCCTCGATCGGCTCGGCATGCGCTTCGCCGTGTTTCGCAATCGAAAAAACGTCGGCGAGGCGGAATTTGGATTGGGTGGAGCAACGGATATTCGCATTGTGCCGATCATCCAGGGGAGCAAAAAAGCCGGCCTCATCCAGACCATTATTGGCGCGGTCTTGATCGTTGCAGGTACGTTCCTTTCCACCACTCCATTTGGCGCGCCTCTGATCGGTGCCGGTATTGGCTTGGTCGCCGGCGGCGTAATTCAAATGCTCAGCCCCCAAGCGTCTGGCTTGAAGCAAAGCGTATCCCCAGAAAACTCCCCGTCCTACGCCTTCGGCAGCGCGAAGAACACCACGGCCAGCGGCAACCCGGTACCGATCTGCATCGGCGAACGCCGGTGGGGCGGCATGATCATCTCGGCCTCGATCCTGGCTGAAGACAAAGCGTAATCAGGACAGCAGCACACCGACCGCCCGCGAGGCGGTTTTTTTATGCCTGGAGGAAAGCATGGGCGCAGCAGCACAGATCGATATCCACGGCGAGAAAGGCGGCAGCAGCAAGCCGAAGTCGCCGACCGAAGCCAGCGACAGCCTGCGCTCGACCAACCTGGCCAAGCTGCTGATCGCCGTGGGCGAGGGTGAGTTCGACAGCGTCCCGACCGATTACGACATCTACCTGGACAACACGCCGATCCGCGATGCCAGCGGCAACTACAACTTCCCGAACGTGAAGTGGGACTGGCGCTCAGGCTCGGTGGATCAGACCTACATCCCGGGCATTCCGTCTGTTGAGAACGAGACGTCGCTGAACATTGAACTGCGCAGCGATTCGCCGTGGGTGCGCTCGATCACCAATACCCAGCTTTCCGCCGTGCGCATGCGGTTGGCCTGGCCGGCGCTGCAACGCTCCGATGACCAGGGCAACGTCGGCGGGTACCGAATTGAGTACGCAATTGACGTGGCAACCGACGGCGGCGCCTATCAGCAAGTGCTGGTGGACGCCGTCGATGGCAAGACCACCACGCGCTACGAGCGCTCGCGCCGCATTGATTTGCCGGAGGCCACCACTGGCTGGCAGATCCGTGTGCGCCGCCTGACGCCGAACCAGAACACCAACAAGATCGCCGACACCATGCTGGTGGCTGGTTATACAGAAGTGATCGACGCCAAGCTGCGCTACCCGAACACCGCGCTGCTCTACATCGAATTCGACGCCGAGCAGTTCACCAACATTCCGGCTGTAACCGTGAAGTGCAAGGCTCGGCGCTGGATGGTGCCGATCAACTACGACCCGATTCTGCGCACCTACACCGGGACGTGGGATGGCTCGATGAAATCGGCCTGGACCAATAACCCGGCGTGGATCACCTACGGCATCTGCACAGAGGACCGTTTCGGCCTGGGCAAGCGCATCAAGCCGTTCATGGTCGACAAGTGGGAGCTGTACCGCATCGCCCAATACTGCGACCAGTTGGTGCCGAACGGACTGGGCGGCCAGGAACCGCGCTTCCTTTGCGACATGAACTTGCAAGGCAAGGCTGATGCCTGGTCGCTGCTGCGCGATATCTCGGCGATCTACCGGGGCATGACGTACTGGGCGCAGGGCCAGCTGGTGATGCAGGCGGACATGCCACGCGCGCAGGACTTCGACTATGTGTTCACACGGTCGAACGTGATCGACGGAAAGTTCTCCTATGGCAGTGCCTCGGCGAAGACCCGTTACACCCGGGCGCTGGTCAGCTACGACAACCCGGCGAACAATTATGACACCGACGTCATTCCGTTCGCCGATCTGGATCTGCAACGCCGCTACGGCGACCGGCCGACCGAACTCAGCGCCATTGGCTGCACCCGCGCGTCTGAGGCCCAGCGCCGTGGCAAGTGGGCAATCCTCAGTAACAACCAAGATCGCACCGTCTCGTTCAAGACCGGTATGGAAGGCGTTATCCCGCTGCCCGGGCACATCATCCCTGTGGCGGATTCGCTGCTGGCTGGTCGTGAAGTGGGCGGCCGGATCTCGGCGGTGGCGGGGCGGGTGATCACGCTCGATCGCGACACCCAGGCCAAGGCCGGTGATCGACTGATTATCAACCTGCCGGGCGGACGCGCCGAAGGTCGGACCGTGCAAAGCGTCAACGGCCGCGCCGTGACCGTCACAGTCGCCTACAGCGAGCCGCCGGTGGCGCAGTTGCAATGGGCTCTCGACGCCGATGACTTGGCGATCCCGCTCTATCGCGTGCTACGCACCAAGCGCACCACCGAGGGTGACTACGAAATCAGCGCGCTCCAATTCGAGCCGAGCAAGTTCGCTTTCATCGACACCGGTGCACGACTAGAAGATCGCCCGATCAGCGTGATCCCGATTACCGTCGTACCGGCGCCGGCGAGCGTATCGCTGTCGTCGACTTCATCGGTTGTGCAGGGTCTGGCCGTGGCCACCATGACGATCACCTGGCCAGCCGTGGATGGCGCGGTCGGCTACGACGTGGAGTGGCGCAAGGACAGCGGCAACTGGATCAAGCTCCAGCGTACCGGCATGACCAACGTCGACGTGGTAGGCATCTACGCCGGCGCCTACGTGGCGCGGGTGCGTGCGGTGAGTGCATTCGACATTACATCGCCGTGGCGCAATTCGATCCTGACCAACCTCAGCGGTAAGCAAGGGCTGCCGCCGGCGCTGGCGTTCCTGACTGCCACGCCGCTGCTGTTCGGCATCTATCTCAAGTGGGGCTTCCCTGCTGGGGCCGAGGATAGCCAGCGCACGGAGATCTGGTACGGGCCGACGACTGAGCTGGAAGCTGCGACCAAGCTGACAGACCTGGCCTATCCGCAAAGCGATTTCTCAATGCTCGGCCTGCGCGCTGGTGTGACGTTCTATTTCTGGGGGCGCATCGTAGACAAGATCGGCAACATCGGTCCGTGGTATCCGATCGGGCTCGGTGTGCAGGGGCAATCCAGTTCTGACGCTGCTGCGATTCTTGAAATGATCGCCGGAGAGATCGGCCGTACCGAGTTGGGGCAAGACATCCTCGACGAGATCGACAAGATTCCCGGGCTTCAAGCGCAGATCGATGCGCTCGACGGGCTGAAGGGTTACGACCCGGAAGCGACATATGAGGAATACGACCTTGTAGTGGTCGGCAAGCGGATCTTTCAAGCCACGGGCGCGGTGCCCGTGGATACACCGCCGCCTAATCCGGACTATTGGCTTGACGTCGGGCAGACCGTGCAAACCGCAAACGGCCTAGCTCAGCAGGTCGCCACCAACACGGCCGGCATCACAGAGCTCGACGGAGTGGTGACGGCGCAGGCAACGGCATTCCAGGCATTGCGTGCTTCTTATCGCGATGACAACGGAGAGGGCGACGCACAAGATGCTCTGCGTGGCTGGAATGCTACGACCAGCTTTGCACAGGAAGTGAAGGTTCGTGTTTCGCAGAACAGCGCGCTGACCCAGCGAGTAACAACGCTTGATGCTGAGGTTGGTGAAAACGCTGCAAACCTGACCGAGCTGGAGCAAACTGTTGCCACTAACGAAGAGGCCACGGCCACAAAAATCACGCAGTTGACCGCTACGGTGGGAGACAACACATCTGCCATTCAGGAGACCGCCGAGGCCTTTGCTGATCTAGACGGCAATCTGAAAACGATGTGGTCGGTGAAGATGTCCGTCACTGCGAATGGTCAGTATGTGGCTGCGGGCATCGGCCTGGGAATTGAGAACGTCAACGGTGTTTTCCAAAGCCAGTTCTTGGTGGCCGCTAATCGCTTCGCTATCGTCAACACCATCGCCGGCGGCGCGATCTCGGTACCGTTCGCTGTACAGGGCGGCCAAGTGTTCATGAATTCGGCGTTCATCGCCGACGGCACGATCACCAACGCGAAGATCGGGAGCTACATCAGCTCGACCAACTACATCGCCGGCGTTCAAGGATGGATCCTCAACAAAGATGGAACGCTGGAGATCAACGGCATAGTGCCTGGGCAGGGTCGACTGGTGATCAACTCACTGAACGTCTCGGTCTACGACGCCAACAATGTGCTGCGTGTCCGTCTTGGATATCTGGGGTGAATTATGGCTCATGGAATGAGGGTTTGGGGCGCGGATGGCGTGCTTCAGGTCGATGAGAATTCGTTCACCATTCGGGTGCTGTTCTCGACACTGGTCACGTTTCCGCTTGGAGCCATCAAAGGAAATCAGGACTTCGCGGTTCCCGGCATATCGCCGGGCAACGGGACGGCAATCGTGGTGCCGATCGGCGCCTATCCCGATTCTCAGATGCAGTTTGAAACGGAGGTTCTCGACGGCTTGGTGCGGGTTTATAACCACACGCGCGCCTATGCAGCGAGCTTCACATCGTCTGGCACCATGCGCTTAATCGTAATGAGGTGGGGTTGATGGCTTTTGGACTGCAATACACCAACAACACCAATACAGTGGTCATCGATTCGGAATTCGCCAGGCTGATGGTCATTTCCACAGGCCGTTTCGCGCCGACAGAAGAAGGCGGCCTAGGATCGACGACCTATTTCAGTCGGCCGGTGACATCGCAGGAGCCGCCCTTGGTGTTCGTGCGACCTGACAATGTTGGCGGTGTGGCTGGTCTGTGCCGGATGCGACTCATCGGTTCAGCGGGCAACTGGGTCGGGTTCTATGTTCGAGCGTATGACGTAAACACCGCCCAACCCAACGGCCGCTATTTTGTTGCAGCTTTCGCCGCGCAGCCGGTAGCGCAATACGGCATGCGCCTTTGGGATGGCGCGGGGAAATTACTCTTTGATTCCGGCACGCCCAACGCGACGTTCACTCGAGCCTTCCAGAACTGGAACTATGTGAAGTACGACACGACCCCCCAAGGTCTGACCCGGATCTATTACTCCGTGCCGTTCAACTTCCCGCAGAACGAATACATGCTGCTAAACAATTTCGGCATGGCCATGACGGCGGGTAGTGCTATCCCGCGCGATCTGTATTGCTGGTGGGACTTTCCTAACACCACGCTGTACGCGGTGACCGTCGCGGCTTCTAACCCGTTCGCGTTCTTCCTGCCGGCTGTCTTCGCAAAAATCGCCGTCTAATTCCATAAGGAAACACTCATGACCTGGTACAAATCAGGAACGGTATCTGTCGACCAAAATTCCAGCGCCGTGATCGGCACCGGCACTGCTTTCATCGCAAACAGTCGTGTGGGTGATGCTTTCCGGGGGCCGGACGGCAATTGGTATGAGGTCGTCAACATTGCGAGCAAC